TACACCTGCAACTCAATTAGCTAACACACTATCCTTCATGGATAACATTGCTTCTAGTTCTTACGTTGTAAAAGACAGTGGACTTAAGTACACATACGATAGATTCAACGACAAGTATCGTTACATTGGTTGTAACGGTGACGTTGCTGGTCTTTGTGTTTCTACTTCCGCAATTCTAGATGATTGGTTCTCTCCCGCAGGAACTAGTCGTGGTGGTCTACAAAATGTTGTAAAACTTGCTTTCAATCCTAACAAGGCACAGAGAGATGATCTTTACACCAGTGCAGTGAACCCAATCGTTGCCTTCCCTGGCTCAGGTCCTATCCTATTTGGAGACAAGACTGCACTTGCATCACCTTCTTCTTTCGATCGTATTAACGTTCGTCGTCTCTTCCTCAATGTTGAGAAGAGAGCTAGAGGACTTGCAGAAGCAGTTCTATTTGAACAGAATGATGAAACAACTCGTTCAGGGTTTGCTTCCTCTATTGGTTCTTACCTTGCTGAGGTTCAGGCACGTAGAGGTGTAACTGATTTCCTAGTTGTTTGCGATGATACCAACAATACTCCTGAAGTCATTGACAGAAATGAGTTTGTTGCTGAACTCTACCTCAAGCCTACACGCTCGATTAATTACGTAACAGTTACTGTAACTGCTACAAGAACGGGTGTCTCGTTCGCTGAAGTCGTCGGTAGATAATCTAAAATATAACGAGAAAAAACACGAGGTAAAAAACAATGGCAACAGTCAATAACGTAAGTTCGTTTTTACAGAATATCGGGCAAGGCGTCAAACCTAACATGTTTATGGTTGACATCAAGTTTCCTGATGTTCTAGATAAAAACGATTCGCAAGACTTGATCAACGTAATGTGCAAGTCTGCAGCACTTCCAGGTTCTAACTTGGGTGTGATCGAAGTTCCTTTCAGAGGAAGAACAGTTAAAATCGCAGGTGATCGTACCTTCGATACATGGACTGCAACATTCTTCAACGATAAGGATCTTAAACTACGCTCCTTCTTTGAGCAGTGGGCAAATACCATCAATACTCATGATGATAACTCTGCTCCTCTGTTCAAACCTAACAAGAGTGATGGTTACATGGGTGAACTAATTGTTAAGCAACTTGAAAAGGATGCTTCTGCAGGTGGAGCTGTCTTAAGACAGTATACACTACTGCATTGTTTCCCAACTAACGTTTCTCCAATCGATCTTGCTTATGATAGCAATGACCAGATTGAAGAATTCACAGTTGAGTGGCAGTATTCTTATTTCACTGCACAAGGTGGTTCACGCGAAGGCGTAAGTACCATCGGCGTGGTCTGATAAATAGTTGGAAGCATACTTATTTGAATAGGTAATCATGAGTCAGTTATTTGGCTTCCAAATTAATCGCAAGGAGGGTCAGAAGGGTCAGTCCCCTGTCCCTCCTAATGCTGATGAGGCAATTGCCGTAGCAGCAGGTGGATATTATGGAACATATGTAGACACGGATAATCAAGCTCGTAATGAGTTTGAAATGATCCGTCGTTATCGTGACATGGCACTACATCCTGAGGTTGATAGTGCTGTTGATGAAGTCGTTAATGAATTTATTGTGAGCGATGCTCACGATACCCCCGTTGAAGTTAATCTAGACAATCTAGATGCTGGCATGGGAATTAAAAGAAAAATTCGTGACGAATTTGAATACCTCAAAAAACTTTTAAACTTTGACCATCGCGCACATGAGATTGTCAGATCTTGGTATATTGACGGAAGACTTTATTATCACAAGGTTATCGATTTAGATAATCCAAAGAAAGGTATTACGGAACTTCGGTACATTGATCCCATGAAGATCAAGAAGGTTCGTCAAAAACTTGAAAACAAACCGAAAGACTCTCTAGCTCGTGAGGCAATCAAGGGCACTGCGCTTGAGTTTGAATACGGTACGTTTGTTGACTACTATCTTTATAACCCAAAAGGTTTTTATAAGGGTGGTGTATTAGGACCAGTTGGCGATATGTCTTTGTCTCAGGGTGTCAAGATGGCAACTGATTCAATTACATTCTGTCCTTCTGGACTACAAGATTTAAACAAAAGAATGACTCTTGGTTTCCTTCACAAGTCAATCAAGACACTCAATCAACTTAGAATGATTGAAGATTCAATTGTTATCTACAGATTGTCCCGTGCTCCTGAACGTAGAATTTTCTACATTGATGTTGGTAATCTACCTAAGGTAAAAGCGGAACAATATCTTCGTGATGTTATGAGTCGCTATCGTAATAAGCTAGTGTATGACGCAAACACTGGTGAAATGCGTGACGACAAAAAGCACATGAGTATGCTTGAGGATTTCTGGTTGCCTCGTAGAGAGGGTGGACGTGGTACTGAAATTACTACGTTGCCTGGAGGACAGAACCTTGGAGAACTTAAGGACGTTGAGTATTTTAAAAAGAAACTTTATAACTCTCTCAATCTTCCTCCTTCCCGTCTCACAGACGACAATAAAGGATTCAATCTCGGTAAGACCACTGAAGTCCTCCGTGACGAACTTAAGTTCACGAAGTTCATTGGTCGTCTCCGCAAGAGATTCTCTGAGATGTTCCAAGACATGCTCAAGACTCAGCTCATCCTTAAAGGAGTAATTGCTCCTGAAGATTGGGATGAAATGAAAGAGCATATTCAATATGACTTCTTATTTGATAATCATTTCAATGAATTAAAAAACATTGAAATGATGAACCAACGTATGATGACTGTTAGTCAAATGGATCCTTTTGTTGGAAAATATTTTTCTACAGAATATATTCGTAAAGAAATTCTTGGACAAACTGCTAAGGATATGCGTGAGATTGATAAACAGATGAGATCAGATATTGATACTGGTCTTGCTATCGATCCTGTGGAAGTCAATGTTCTTGATAACATGCAGCAAACAAATCAGGCACTCGCCCCTGAAATTCAGGGTATGCAAGCAGATGATGCTGCAGAAAGAGATGCTGCCTCAGCTGATGCTGCGCTCGAAAGAGATTTAAAAAGAGCAAAATCCGCACCTAAACCTTCTCCAAATAATAAATAAAATATACTGAATCATTATTATGCCTGAAAACACTGAAGTTAATAACGAAGTAGGTGCTGTAGATATCGTTGGAAAAATCAATGATAATCAAAGAGCATCTGCGATCGATGCTATCCATGACATGTTATTTTCCAAAGCTTCCGAAGCTATGGCAGGTTACAAAAAAGTGGTAGCAAATACATTCTTTGACGAACCTACCGAAACGGAAGAACCCGATGAAACTGATAACGGAAACGATTGAAAACGTTAAACTCCTTACTGAGGAGAAAAACGGAAAAAAACTTCTGTATATTGAAGGTGTCTTCCTTCAATCAGAACTAAAGAACCGCAATGGTCGTATGTATCCTTATAGTGTTCTTGAGCGAGAGGTCAAGAGATACAATGAAGAGTACGTACAATCTAAGCGTGCTTTAGGTGAACTCGGTCATCCAGATGGTCCTACCATCAATCTCGATAGAGTGTCGCATAGAATTATTTCTCTCAAAGCAGAGGGTAATAACTTTATTGGAAAGGCACAAATTTTAGATACCCCAATGGGTAACATCGCTAAGAATCTACTTGGCGAAGGAGTTCAGTTAGGTGTTTCCTCTCGTGGTATGGGAAGCATTCAAAGAAGTGAAGACTGCAACGTTGTTGCAGATGACTTCATGCTTACAACTGCTGCAGATATTGTAGCAGATCCTTCCGCACCTGATGCTTTTGTAAATGGAATCATGGAAGGTAAAGAATGGGTATGGGACAACGGTCTTTTAAAAGAAAGAGAAGTTGCTAAATACCAGAGATACATGGAAGGTGCTAACCGCCGCTCCATGGAAGAGAAAACGCTCAAAGTGTTTGAGCATTTCCTCTCAAATCTTTGATTCTATAAATAAACTTAGATTAATAATACGGAAATTACGAGGTAAACTCAAATGTCAGACAAGCTTAACGAAAAGTTTGAGGAATTCGTTACCGAGCAAAAGGTGATCGTAGAGAACGCGGCAGATCCAATGCCTACTGTTTCTGCAACTGTTATCCCTGGCACTGGTAGTGAACCCACTCAGGTCTCTGACGCACAGACTAGTTCTGGTAGCGGCAAAGATCCCCAACCAAAAGTAGACCCTTCTGCTGCTCCAGCAGGTCAGTCAGTAACTGATCTTGGTGGTACATCGACTGCTCCTAACGAAGACGACGATGACGGCGAAGAAAATCCTGGCGCTAAAGCCGCTGCACCCATCTCTCAAGTATCGGGTGATCCTCAACAGCGTGCAGGCGACTCTCCTGATGCTGCCCCTTCAGTTGGTGCTGAAGTTGCATATGGAACCAAGGTAGGTGGTCCTGTTGGTTATCCTATCAAACCTTCGTTTGAGGAACTTGATGTTTCCGCTGACGTTGCTGCCCTAGTAGAGGGCACAGAACTCTCAGAAGAGTTTGCTGAAAAGGCAAAGACAATCTTTGAAGCTGCCGTTAAAGCAAAAATTTCTGAAGAGTATGACAAGCTTGTAGAACACTTTGCCACTGAATTGGATAAGCAAGTAGATGCCGCTAAGGCAGAACTATCCGAAGAAGTTAACGGCACTGTGAACTACGCCATCGGTACATGGATGGAGCAAAACCAAGTTGCTGTGGACCGTGGAATCAGAAATGAGATTACTGAAGACTTCATCGCAGGTCTGAAGGGTCTCTTTGAAGAGCACTATATCGCTATCCCCGACGAGAAAGTTGACGTGGTAGAAGGTATGGCTGACTCTATTCGTGAAATGGAAGAGCGCCTTGACGAACAGGTCAAAGCTAATGTGAAATTACAAAAACGTCTTAACGAGACTGCCAAACTCAATATTCTGAACACTGTTTCAGAAGGACTTGCAGATACTCAGAAGGACAAACTCGCTGCACTCTCTGAGGGTGTTGAGTTTACTACCGAGGAAGAGTTCTCCAAGAAGGTGAAAACCATTAAGGAGTCCTATTTCAAGGAAGCAACTGTAACTCAAAGTGAAGTTGCAGACGAAACTCCAGTAGAAGGAGAGAACGCAGAGGTAACACCAGCAATGGCACAATACCTTACCGCACTCAACCACTGGAAATCCTGATAATAACTAACCCATAAATTTTTAATTCGGAGCAATTAAACAAAATGTTTAACTCAAAAGCTCTAACCGAAAAGTGGGCACCTGTTCTAGGTCATGAAGGCTCTGTTGCCATCAAAGACAATTATAGAAAGGCTGTTACCGCTGTTCTGTTAGAAAACACAGAATCACAACTACGTGAAGAGCGTGGTATGATCAACGAAGCATCCAACACTGTTGGTGCTATCGGTACAAACGCACTATCTGGTAGCGGTCTCGGTACTCAAACTGGTGGACTTGCAGGTTTCGATCCTGTAATGATCTCCCTAATCCGTCGTGCCATGCCTAACTTGGTAGCATACGACATCTGTGGCGTTCAACCAATGAGCGGTCCTACTGGACTAATCTTTGCTATGAAGTCACATTATCAAGAGAATGGCGCTGCACTACGCGCTGGTTCAGAAGCACTCTACAACGAGCCTGACACCAACTTCTCTGGTAACTCACAGGGTCCTGCAGCATACAACGACCCCGCTTCTCCCCTTGGAGACGGTGGTACTACCGATGCTAACCCTGGACTGCTTAACGACGCTACAGGCGGCGGCACAACTGCTGCTAACTACGAGCGCCAAGCAGGCAACATCGCTAGAGAAGATGCAGAAGCACTTGGATCGGGTTCGACCCTATTCAACGAGATGAGCTTCAGCATTGAGAAGACCTCTGTTACTGCAAAGACCAGAGCTCTCAAAGCAGAATACACTCTAGAATTGGCACAAGACCTTAAGGCTATTCACGGTCTTGATGCTGAGCAAGAACTTGCTAACCTATTGTCTAGCGAGATCCTTGCAGAAATCAACCGCGAAGTAGTTCGTACCGTTTACACCGTTGCTAAGCAAGGTGCTCAGAACAACGTTGCTAACGCTGGCGTATTTGACCTTGACGTTGACAGCAACGGCAGATGGTCGGTTGAGAAATTCAAGGGACTTATGTTCCAGATCGAAAGAGATTGCAACGCCATCGCGCAGCAAACTCGTAGAGGAAAGGGCAACTTCATCATCACTTCTGCTGATGTAGCTTCCGCTCTTGCCATGTCTGGCACCCTTGACTATTCCTCAGGTCTAACTGGCGCTGGTGGACCTTCCATCGGTGAAGTAGATGACACAGGTAACCTTCTAGTTGGTACTATGAACGGACGTATTAAGGTCTTCGTTGATCCTTACTCCGCTAACGTTTCTAACACCCACTACTACGTTGCAGGTTACAAGGGTTCTTCCCCTTATGACAGTGGACTATTCTACTGCCCATATGTACCCCTCCAGATGTTACGCAGCATCGACCCTAGCACCTTCCAGCCTAAGATTGGCTTCAAGACACGCTACGGTATGGTTGCTAACCCATTCGTTGTACAAGCGAACGGAACACCTGATGCTGAGGCACTTACACACAACCGTAACCAGTATTACAGACGTGTTCGCGTTGCGAACCTTACCTGATACAGGTTATCATATCAACACAGGGGGGCAGACGCCCCCCTTTTTTTGTGCTTAAATAGAACTAGTTATTCCGTATTGTTATGCCTCGTGGTCGTTTACATAAAACAGATATGCTTGCCAAAGTATATAAGTTGAAAACTGAATTGTATGATAAAGAAACGAATCCATCAATGACAGGTCAATGGTATGACGGAGCTCATGATTCGCTAGATAAGATATTAGATATCATA